GCAGGAGAAAACAGACATGGCCGCTCTTACCGACAAGTTTGACGTAATCCGTGGTTGGGAGCCGGGCGGTGACGCTAGCATCGACCAGTCCCTTCCGCCTGTTAAGGTGCTGGGCGTGCCGGTCACCTTACTGCCCGGCTTCATCGTTGGGCTAAACGCGGCGGGCGAGGTCGACGTTTCCACGTCGCCTGCCAACGTCACGCTAGGCGTTGCCGACCCGAAGCAAGTCTACATCGTCCTCGAAGGCAACAGCGCGGACTTTTCGACGCGCTTCGTCGAGAAGGTCGTATGTCTTCGCGGCAAGCTCACGGTTAAGACGGACAAGGTTGGCGCGGCGCAGTCCTTTCCGATCAACGGCAAAGTTACGTACACTGCGGGTCTACTAGTAGACAAGCTGGCCGCTGCCACGACCCAAGAGATTGGCACCGTGCTTGCCAATAACGTCGCTACCGATGGCACGATTGTCGTAGAACTCGACATCTGAGCTAAGCCCAAAGATAAACTAGAAGGATTACGGAGAAACTATGAGCACGCCCTCGTACCGCACGGAAACCGAGAAGGTCTCGGCCCAGTTTATCAACTCGAACTTTGTTCGTAAGCTCGAGCAGGGTCGCGTCAAGGAAGCCTCGGAAGAGGGCTCGGCGTTCATCCGTACGAAGCTCCGTCAGGAAGCTTTCGTTCGTGAGGTGCTGCCGCCAGTTCTTCTCGCGGACGACGAGATCGACCGCGACGAGAACACGGACCAGCCGAAGAAGATCGTCGAGAAGGAGCCCGACTCCGTTGCGACGTTCGTTCCCTTCTACGGCACTGGCCCGCGCACGCTCTTCCGTGGTCCTCGCTACGCCGTCTTCTTCGGAAAGACGGAGTCGCAGCGCTTCCGCAAGAGCAAGTTCGAGCTGATGACGTATCAGAACGACATCCGCAAGATCCTCTCGGACAACTCGGTCAAGGACATGGCCGACCAGGAGGATCTCAAGTTCCTCAATACGGTCAACTCGGTTCTTGCGGCTGCGCCTGCGCAGGTTGTTTCGGCGACGGGCTTCAACTCGTCGGCGTTCAAGCTGGGCTTCCAGAACCTCGTCAGTCGGCGCCTGCCGATCGGCAAGATTCTCATGACCAAGCAGACGTACTACGAGGCTCTCGACCTCGCGGCGACCAGCGTTGGTAACGACGTTGCGTCGCGCCACTACGCCGAGGGTGTTGAGAAGGAAGAGCGACTTTGGGGCATCCCGGTCGTGTCGACCATCAAGACGGACATCCTCACGCCGCAGGCGGGCGCCAGCCACTCGGTTTACGTCTTCGCGCCCGAGAACTTCTTCGGCAACTTCTTCCTCCTGCAGGACGCGACGCTGTTCATCAAGCAGGAAGCGGACATGATCTTCTTCCACAGCTACGCAGCGCCTGGCATCGGCATCGGCAACACTGCGGCCATGTGCCGCATTGACATCGCCTGAGCAGACCTGATGGATCTCTGCTATCTACGGCTAGTACAGGGTGCAGTCCTAGAGCTCACAGGGCTCACGGATTACGCTGGACAGCCGCTGGTGTTTCGAGGTCCAGGGTTTCTACGGCGCTGCGTAACGCGCGAAACGTACAATCACCCGTACGTGCAGCGTTACGTGGCCCAGCGCATGTTGGAGCTAGAGGGGGCCCTTCCCCCTCCCGCTACAACGCCCGCGGTAGAAATCCCCGTTATGGTCGAGGCGGCCCCTGCGCAGATCATAGCGCCACAGGCAGCAGTCCTCGAGGAATCCGCCGCTCCCGTGGCAGAGCTCAACGAGGCCGAATCCGCTGAAATCCCCCCAGACGAAATGCCCAGTTCTTCTAGTACCGGCAGTACGGGTAAGAAGAACAAGCGGCGCTAGAAAAGGCCCCTGACACGTAACTAAGGCCCGCACATCCTCGTGGTGTAGCGGGCCTTTTTACTGTATAACGGTTATATGGCCACACAGACCATCAAATGGTTCCCGTCTACGTCTCCTAACATCATTGCATATGAGATAATCAAAAGCGATGACGGCGTTGATGGGGTATACACTCGTCTGGCCCTAGTGCTGCATCAAATACCCGGGCCCAACTGGGACACGCCTGGCAGTTTTTTTTACTACGTAGATACGGAGATCATTTACAGGTACTACCGCCTTAGAGTGCTTGACAGGTACGGCAACATTGCCGAGGACAGCGCACCCACGCCTTTCAAGGCGGGCAACGACCCGGTAGCCGCACCAAACCTGCACAACATTGCGCTGACCGAGAACAGCGGCGGGCAGAATAATCTTCAGTACATGTCGCAGGGCGGAACCCCGATCTCTGCCGCCAGTATCCGCGTCTACAAAAAAATAGACTGGGATACGCGTAATTACTCTAAGACGATAGGAACCACGATCACCAACGCCGCAGGCGGCTGGGTCGCCCCCATCTTTGTAGAGGCGGGAGAGACCTATACTATCGTGTACGAGAAGACCTACGAGTACGGGCCTAACACCGTAGAAATAACCGTCTAAGGTAACGATCATGCGCAAATTAACGAGTCAGATCAGTATACAGCGCTGGACGATTGTGCAGATGCAAATGACAGCTGCCACGCAATTTACTGACACGTATCCACTGGACGATGTGTCAGGCGTGGGTACGGGCCCGTTCCTCGTGGTAGAGCGTGGTATCTACAAATACCCACAACAGGTCGTAGGTGGCCGTTTTACTATCCCCACTAACACGGGCAAGCCCGTGAAGCTCATCGGCGTGATGGCCGACCTAGGCGCTGCTACGGCTTGGACGCTTCTGTGTAAGGGCATCGACGGCTCCCTCAACAGGCCGGACAACACGTCTGGCGAGCCCTACCCCGCGGCAGACGCGCCCAAGTACCGGGAAGGCGACATCGAACTCGCCACTGGCGCAACGCGGTATATTGCCCTCAACTTCAATACCAGCGCCAACGACCGCTACGCAGTTTTCAGCCCCGGCCAAGACCTGGTCCTCACCACGGCTGCGGGCGTAGCTCCTCTAGTGCGCTTTACGTTCGATCTGTGTATAGAGCCCTGATTTAACGCGGAGGGTGCCATGCCGGTTGTAGCTACCCCCACAACGCCAATCATCGTGTCCGCTGACCAGATTCGGCGATTCATGCGCGACTACGCGGACAAGAACATACTGCTCGACGATGTCGAATTTAGCCAGGACGATGTCAATCAGGGCATTGAAATGGTTACCTCTAAATACAACGCCGTCACGCCGCAAACATATCTAACGCCACCCGCCTGGGCACCGCATCTACAGTATGTACTGCTACTAGGGGTGGCAGCGTATCTAATAAAGAGCTGCGCCTTCTTACAATTGCGCAACCAGGCTACCTACCAAGACGGGGACATCGCCCCCATTGGTATCGACGACAAGTACCCCCTCTATCTGCAGTTCGCACAGTCGCTGCAAGCCGAGTGGGACGAGATGGTACGCGCCATCAAAACCCAAAATAATCTCGAATCTGCCTACGGGTCGCTATCCTCCGGGTATCGTAACGTGGCTCGCTTCCACCACAGTTGACCATGTACCTAAAAATTGCGTACACTATCGGACAATTAAATGCGCGCGCCAAGGTGGGCACCGCGGCAGGCCCTATTGCGTACGCACCGCGCAATACCGAAGAGAACCACACGCTCTCGGATAAAAACATGCAATTGGCGTGGCTAGGCGCCGACAGAGAGCCTGCAACTACGGGTGAGGAGTCTGGCATTGGAATGCCCTCGCCCGGTAAAGAAGCTAGTTACAAGCGTGCCGGTATGAGTGATGGTGGGTACGCCGCCTTCTCTAACGGAGAGTACGGTGCAGGAGGTCAAGACGCGGACCGTCTGCGAGTGGACAGTGACTACCGTAAATCGGACGCCGTACGGCGGGGTTTTGCTACCAACGAAAATATCGACCAATCCTTCGGACCTGAGCCCGCGACCACCCAGCCGCATGGCTCAAGGTACGCCGCGTTTAGAGTCGACCTCGAGAAACTTTCCGCGGCGTTAGGGGGCGGTCTTCGCAATGCCGGGATGAGCGGGGGCGCCAGGTCCATGATGGGCAACACGCTGTCCGCCCCTAAACCACCTCCTATGCAGGCGTTGGACCCCCGTGCCAATAAACCTCCCGGCATGAATCTACAGCACGAGGTAGCCACGACGTCCAGTAACGCGGACAGCAGTATGTCCATTGGTTCGCCGGGGCGTAGGTTCACCGGAACTCCGATGTAGCATGCGCAACTCCCTGCATAACCACGGGGCGCGTGAACTACTACGTACCCTCGGAGTAATTAAGGAGTCCGCCGCTCCCGCTATGGGTGGGCCTGACTACAACACTTTTACGTCTGCCACTGGCGACTCTGGGCGGGTGTTCGGCAGAGGTAACGAAAGTCCTGCAGACGGCGCTAGAACTGCGTTCATGGAGAACGATCGGCATACTCTGCGCGATCCTGCAAACGATGCGGTAGCGTTTCCTGTAGGCGCGCAGCAGAGCTTGGGCGTCAAGGCGGCGTACCATGACGTACTTACTGAGGCTATCCCTTCAGCCCATCCTGCGTACGCCAAACTACGTAAAGAAGCGCCCCTGCCTATTAAAGATCACCCGTGGGTAAAAACGCACGGGCCTTTCTACGCGTCGGAGCTGCACGCTGACGGCCCTTACATCGGACACAATAAGGATTATTCGGAGGCACTCCTAGCTCACGAACTAGGACACCACGAAGTACAGCAAGGCAGCCTCACTAAGTATCTGCAGCACCCTGTTGCACGTCTTATGCACCTGGGGGGCCCTCTCGCGGCCTTTGCCACAGGACGTTTGGCGTCTTCCGGGTACAAAATACCCGCGGTAGCCGGAATGTTAGCCCTGATGCACGGGCCTACGCTAGCTTCAGAAGGCTTGGCCGATTACTACGGATACCAAAAGCTCAAAGACGCTGGCGCTGACAACAAAGCACTTAAGGACTACATAAGAGACCTCGCGCTGCCGCAGTCTTCGTACGTAGCTAATACGGCGATATCCGGACTAATGGGGTACGCGGGGCACAAGATGGCTGCCCGTAAACTCGAGGGTCGCCTGACCTTCCGGGGCCTAGAGATCAGCATCGAAACCGACAAAGGCTCCAAGCGCGAATGGCATGACCCGCACTCCGGTGAGTCTGGCTCTACGCTAATGAAGTTCCCCTATGGGTATATCCGCAAGACCCTGGGTACCGACGGCGATCACGTAGACGTTTATGTCGGGCCTAATGAGGCCGCGGATAATGTCTACATTGTCAATCAGATGAAGAAGCCTGACTTCAAAACCTTTGACGAGCAGAAATGCATGTTAGGTTTTGACAACGCCATAGCGGCCAAGAAGGCTTACCTAGACCACTATAACGACGATCGCTTCTTTGGGTCGATGGCTACGTTGTCCTTCGAGGAGTTCAAAACCAAAGTATTGGACAAAGACAACCATGGCGAAAAGGTGGCCTCCAACATGTACCAAGCCGACTTCGACCGCCCCATGGGCACGGGTCCCGGCCCTACACACAATCAGGTACCCGGAGACTTCCTAGGCCTTCCCATGAGCCAGCCGGGCGGCTACAAGCGCATTGTAGGCGGGCATCCTGAGACCCCGTTGGATAACATTGATCGCATGTTTAGGTTCCACGACGAGCCTACGGACATGCGCGTGCTAGAGAGCTCTAACGTCCCTGAGAGTCCAGGCGTCTGACAGACCTGTGCAAGTAAACATCTCACGCACCACGCCTATCTATAGGTCACAGGATGATCATGGCATCTTTGTGCAATGGACTATTACCAGTCCTAGTGCCAACGCCATCGTAGACGTGACCATAGAGCGCTCGGGCTCGCCTGAGGGTCCCTTCGAGTTGGTTATCACGGGTCTCACGGGCTTTCATTTTTACGATAATCTACGCCGCAGTCCTGTACCCCCGCCGGGGGCTACTCGGGAGAATCTTAACTTCTTATCTCTTACTCGAACCCTGTTCTATAGAGTGACGGTGCGAGACAGCGCCGGAGATACTTCAACGGTAACACGTGCGGTGGAAGCCAACCTTCCGCGCAAACAAGCACTTCTCAAGCGCAAAATACTCCGAGATGAGCGTGTTGGCTTTAAGTTCAATGGCGTAGACATGGCCATACTTAAACGACGCCACTGGGGTTTGCGTTGCAAAGACTGCTTCGATTTACTCACCAAGCGCGTAACCAAGAGCAAATGTAACAGCTGCTACGGTACCGGCTTTGAAGGCGGCTATTTCCAGCCCGTGCGCATACGCGGACGTTTCGGCGTAATGAACGTCCAGGTGCAGATGACCCCGCAGGGGGTAGCTGACATCAGCAAAAAACGTGTAATCATCCTGGACTACCCCGCCGTAGAGCCCTACGACCTCGTAGTGGACGTGGCGCAAAATAAGCGCTACCTAATAGAGAACGTCACACACACAGAACTACGCACCGTCGCAGTTCACCAAGATTTAGCTGCATCAGAACTAGCGCGCGATTCCATAGAATATCGCCTGGTAGTCAACTACGACTACATACCCGTAATCTACTGAGTGGTACATGGCCGGTCACGAGAATAGCCAAGTACGCCCTAAGCAAGCCCAGGATCGGCTGAGGATAGCCGCGGGCTCGCCTATAGCTATACAGGGCATTTTCCTGGAAATTTTGCGCGAACGATTCCGTGCCGATTCGGGGATCGCGTGGATCTGGCGCGAAGACATTACCGATACCGACATCATTATTGAAGGCTCCTTCAATGAGGAGACCGAGAGCCGCAATACGTCTCCTGCGCTCTACGTGACGCGCCAGCAGACCACGCCTAACAAGGTTGTCATAGGCGACCGCGCGGGTGTCCGTCTCCCCGATCACAAGGAGGGCTTCGGCGCGATAACTGATGTAGATATGCAAGTGGAATGCGTATCTAACGACGAGGGGGAAAGCGCGATACTGGGTGATATCGTACAATTCATGTTGCTGGCATCCCAAGATGTAATTCAACGTGAATTCGGCTTCTACGATTTTACACACCCCTCGCTTAGTGCCACTACGGTATACCCCCGAGATGAGAATAAATGGGTTACTACGGTCGCGTTCCGCGTGCAGTTTTGGATCCGGTGGTCTCAAGTACCCATCTCCCCCCTGCTGCAGCAAATCTACCAGCGCGTATCCAGCAATGGCGTTGACAGTAACGGGTACTTCGTAGATGTAGCCCTGCACTCGTTGCGCCGCGGTGACGCTCCTTGTGACACGCCCACCGCTCCGGGCTTGCCGCCAGAGAACGGGCCTCCTGTAATCATCGGACCCCCGGGGCCACCAGGGCCCCCTGGCGCGGCTGGGGCGCCGGGCCTCACGGTATACCTGCGCATCTCACAGGCGCTTACTGGGGCCATAGACGCCGTAAACACAGTCTATACCAGCAGCGTCCCCTTCTTACACGATGCACTTCGCCAAGAGATGTTCTACATCAACGGCATTCGTCAGCGCGTGGGTGTCGGTAACGATTACGTCGTGTCTGAGAGCGTCCCGTTCTTCGGGTATGACACCATAACGGTTATCTATGCGCCTAAGCCTGGAGACGTGCTTCTAATAGATTTCTACGCCGGTCCATAAGGACTAAAATAGCGCCACCGGAGATACCATGAGCCGCACATTCGTACGCCAAGACACGCAGATCCGAAATTCGGACGCCTACGTCCAGCTCACTGCACCCTCGCTGGCTAACTACCAGACGACCCCTACGAACATTGAGGATGATCTCAACAACGTACGGTCGCAGCTGAACAACCTGCTGACCGTACAGACGGGCAACTGGTACGACGACATCAATCTGCCTGTCACGTTCGAAAACGGCGCGAAGCGCGGTGTTCGCTCCCTGAACCAGGACTTACACGACTTGCAGCGCAAGCGCGTCTTGGTTAGTTCTACGAACCTGTCCGATGTCGTAGTACCTGCTCTTCAAAATTACGTAGTTCTGGCGCTGTCGGAGATACCCTCAAACACCACCGCGGCTATTGGCATAGTAACCACTCGTGGAACCGTTGCGGCCACCAACGGTACGTTCGGCGCGCACTCGCTGGCGCTGGTTGTCGGCTCCTCTGCTATCGACCCTAAGAATCTGTGTGACATCGTAGACGGGTCCACACGTGACCCCATCACGTCGTCAGGTCGCCAGGTCTGGGCTCTATTCCAGACAGAGTCCGCGACGGACGGCTCTACGATGACCGGCACGACGCCTGATCGCGCGCAGCTAAGCTTCGTACGCCTTAATGCTACGGGTGATGCGCTAGAAGCGTGCCCCGTAGCGGACATCGCGGGTAAGACGATCAACTACTCTTCGGTTGAGCGCAAGGCTCTCGAAGACCTCAATGAGCAGGATTTCCTGCGGGGCGCTGTGATCGATACGCCGTCTAGCGCCGCGTCTACGCGTCAAACTGTATACGACGCTCAGGGCACCACCGCCGTTGAGCTTATTACTAACGCGGACCTAGATCTAAATAGTGCGGGCATTTTCTGGGAAATCCGGGATTTGCTCAACGCGTCGTTGTTCAAAATCACTGAGGGTACCGGCGGTGGAACGTCTACGCTCGCCTTTGGCACTGACGTAGATACCTTCGACAACAACGCCATCGTTAACGACTTCAGCACGGGGCTGCGTGCTAACACCAGCGGTACCCGCATCGACGTAGGCGTTACCGCCGGATATATAGATACCAGCGCGGGTGTAACAGACCTGGGTGTACGTGCGGGTCTAGAGCTGTACCTTGATGACGGCA